GCCCCGGCGTCACTGTCGAGGGAACCTTTACGGATGTCACCCCCGGCTACACTCCGTCAGGTCCGACGGTCGGCCAGACCGCCACGGCTCCCACCGGTATTGCGTCGGCCTATCAGCAGGCCGCGGACACGATGGCCGAGGCTGGAGTTCGTGGTGTCGGAGACGTTGCATCAGGCACGGGCCAGACCGCTACGTCGATGGACGCACTGGCTGCCGTCGACATCATCAACAACGAAATCGCCGAGACGGGTGGTCTGTCGCTCAACACGGCTCAGAACCTGTCGCAGGCCACAGGCCTGTCCATGCAGGACATAAATCTCATCGCTGGTGACGCTCCGATTGTTGGAACCCCCACCGACAGCGCTCTCATTGATCAGGCCACAGGCGTCGGTGGTGGATCAAACATCCAAGTTACGCCCAACGCTGACGGATCCACCACTCTGACCAACAACGACACGGGGGCTCAGGCCACCGTTCAGCCGGGGCAGAATCTCAATGACGCCATCCGGGTCTTCGACGAAGTGACGACACCCATCGACACGGCTCCCGGTATTGCGGGCATCCCCGTAGACAACACCGCCGTAGACAACACCGCCGTAGATACCAACACCGGTGCCGTTGTCGAGGTCGGGAACACCGCCGTAGACACTGTGGCGAACAACGTCGCAACCGACACCGGCGTCACCGTCGAGGTTCAGGACAACGTGAACAACCAAGTGTCGAACCAAGTCACGACGGACACGGGGATCGTGGTTGAAACCACGCCTAACACGAACGTCTCGACCGATGTCCGTGCGACGGACGATGTGATCGAAGGCACTGCGGTCGAGATCGTGGGTCAAATCCCCGGAACGACGACCGCCAACATCCCGACAACCACCACGGCTACGACGAACACAAACGTCGGCAGCACTGTGATCTACGAACCGGACGATGAGGATGTTGCTGCCGTGGTGGAGGTTGACGACACGCGGCCCACCGGCCCGACGACACCGGCACAGCCCACAACGACCACAACGACGCAGACGACCCCTGATCGCGGGACCGAAACAACGACGAAGCCTCCCTTCGAGTGCCCGGACGGGTACACGGCGGTGAAACTTGCGGGGCGTTGGGTCTGCCAGAAAACAAGTAGCGCACAGGTAGGTCGTCCGACACTTGCAACTCAGCCATATCTGTCGCAGAGTGGCTTTGCTGGCACCGACCCCAACCCGGGCCAGACTCGCACTGTGACGACGACGCAAACCGTAGAAGGTTCATGAACCTACAGTCCCTACCGGAAGAAGCGCTAAAAGAGATCTTGGCCTTAACCGAGGCCAAGAAACGCTTGGACTTGCGCGACATCGCGCAAAACAAGTTCATGCCCTTCGCCCACCACGTCTACGAGAACTTCATCGAGGGCGCGCATCACCGCATCATCGCTGAAAAGCTCGAGGCCGTGGCGCGTGGAGAGATCAAGCGCCTGATCATCAACATGCCGCCTCGTCATTCGAAGTCGGAGTTCGCGTCGTTCCTGATGCCTGCTTGGTTCCTGGGCCGGAATCCGAAGCTCAAGATCATTCAGGCCACGCACAACACCGAACTTGCCGTCCGGTTTGGCCGCAAGGTCCGAGATCTGATCGACGACCCGAAGTACAAAGAGATCTTCCCGGACACGCACCTGAAGGAAGACAACAAGGGCGCAGGTAAGTGGGGCACGGACAAGGGCGGCGAGTACTTCGCGGCAGGTGTGGGCGCGGCAGTGACGGGTCGAGGCGCTGACCTCTTTATCATTGACGACCCGCATTCGGAACAGGACGCCTTGTCCGACACGGCTTTCGACCACGCCTACGAATGGTACACCTCAGGTCCCCGCCAGCGTCTGCAGCCCGGCGGCGCGATCATCGTGGTTATGACGCGGTGGGGAAAGAAGGACCTGACGGGCCGTCTGATGGCCGCGCAGGGCAGCGATATCATGGCGGACAAGTGGGAAGTCATCGAGTTCCCAGCCATCCTGCCTTCCGGAAACCCGCTGTGGCCGGAGTTCTGGGAAAAGAACGCGCTGCTCTCCATCAAGGCCTCGCTTCCTGTGGGCAAGTGGTCCGCGCAGTGGCAACAGCAGCCCACTGCCACAGAGTCCGCGATCATCCGCCGGGAGTGGTGGCAGCCTTGGGAGAAGGAAAAGATCCCGCCTGTTAAGTACATCTTGCAGGCCTACGACACGGCCTTCTCCAAGAAGGAGACGGCGGACTATTCGGCCATTACAACTTGGGGCGTATTCACCCCCGAGGAGGGTGGCGCAGACAATATCATCCTGCTGGATGCGCGGCGTGGCCGCTGGAATTTCCCTGAACTCAAGGAGATTGCCTATGAGGAGCACGAGTATTGGGAGCCCGACATGGTGGTGGTCGAAGCAAAAGCGACGGGCCTTCCACTCATTGACGAGTTGCGGCTCCGCGGTATTCCGGCGCTGGGCTTCTCCCCGGGTAAAAAGGCAAGGGGCGGCGGGGTAGACAAGATTACCCGCATGCACATGGTCGCCCCGCTTTTTGAAGCTGGCGTTGTATGGGCACCTTCTGATAAAAAGTTCGCAGAGGAAGTGATCGAAGAGGTCGTTTCATTTCCCAATGGCGACCACGACGACTTTTGTGATAGCATGACGTTGGCTTTAATGCGGTTCCGTCAGGGCGGCTTCATTTCCCTGAACGGGGAAGAAGAGGCAGATGACTCGCTCTTTCAGCGCAAACGGGAGTACTACTAATGGCCTTGCCGCCTATGGTCGATTCGGCGATCAGAGCCGAAGACATGATGCCCTCAGAGGCCTCCGTTGAAATTCCGGAGTCCCCTTTTGTAGATTTCTCGGGTGGTGCGAAAGTGACGCCCGACGACGAGGGCGGCGCGCTTGTTGAAGCGCTGGCCGACATCATCGCCGAGGAAGAAGCCTCGAGTGCCATGGAGCACAACGCCAACCTCGCGGAGTTCTTGGACGAGTCGTATCTGTCCGAAATCTCGACAGACCTCCGGGCCTCCTTTGAAGAGGACATGAGCTCACGCTCTGAGTGGGAGGAGACCTACACAAAGGGTCTGGACCAGCTTGGCGTCAAGTACGAGGAGCGCACACAGCCGTTCTCTGGGGCATCTGGCGTTACGCACCCTCTGATCTCGGAGAGTGTGGCCCAGTTCCAAGCGCAGGCGTACAAGGAACTGCTTCCCTCCGGTGGCCCGGTGCAAACCCAGATCATCGGCCTGCAGGATCAGCAGCGCGAGGAGCAAGCTTCACGCGTCAAGGACTTCATGAACTACCAGATCACGGAAGTGATGGAGGAGTTTGATCCGGACATGGATCAGCTCTTGTTCTATCTCCCCCTGTCTGGCTCGACCTTCAAGAAGGTTTACTTCGACGAGGCTCGGCAGCGGGCGGTTTCGAAGTTTATCCCGGCGCAGGACTTGGTGGTGCCGTACTCGGCCTCTGACCTACAAACCGCGCCGCGCGTGACGCATGTCTTGCGGATGAATGCGAACGAAGTTCGTAAGCTCCAAGTTTCGGGGTTCTACCGCGACATCGAGCTGACCAAGTACGACCAAGAGAACGACACTGTTCGCCAGAAGGTGGACGAGATCCAAGGTACGTCGAAGTCTTACACGGATGACGTGTACACCATCTTGGAAATGCACATCGATCTCGACATCGAAGGCTTTGAGGACATGTCCCCGGACGGCGAGCCCACGGGTATCGCCCTGCCATACATTGTGTCGATTGACGAGGGGTCTGGCCAGATCCTGTCTATTCGTCGCAACTTCGAGGAAGGGGCGGATCTTGCGCGCAAGCAGCAATACTTCGTCCACTACAAGTTCATGCCGGGTCTGGGCTTCTACGGTTTTGGCCTGATCCACATGATTGGGGGCCTTGGCCGTGCGGCCACGAGCATTCTGCGTCAGTTGATCGACGCAGGTACTCTGGCTAACCTCCCCGCAGGGTTCAAGGCTAGGGGAGTTCGGGTTCGGGATAATGACCAGCCCTTACAAC